AAACCGCACCATCAACGCCCAGATATTGTAATCGCTGGTGATGAAGTTAGTACCAAACGTAATGACCAGTGCGGTCACAAACAGCATTCCAATCGTATCCCTAACCATATCAAGCCCCTATTACGTTATGCCCACGACCACGCAAGCATTTGTTTAGCATTTCAACGTGACCACCAAACTGCCACAACGACTGCGCTTGCTTAACAAGCTGGCGGCACTCAACAAGGTCACGCTGGTAAAGCTGCGCTTTATCACCACTGACCCGCAGATCAGCGACCGGCGTATAACTACAACCGGCCACCAATACTGCTATCACGAACAGGCGGGGCATTATGCCGCCGCCTTTTTGTTTTCTGAAGTAATGCATAGTTTCTTTTGACGCTCAACAGCTTTGAAAAAATACCAAACATTCCACCATTTGTTTTTTGCGTTCTTATCGAACGTCTGAAACGTATCCAGCAAGTCACTATATTGACCGTATCGAACGCCGCCGCGCTTGCCTACAATGACGAACAAATTTGCGCTGCAAGAACTGCCATTATAATTTACTTCAACAGATGCACTGCCGTAATCTGAATATTCAATCTCAACTGTTGCGCCAATATCATTAGCGCGTTCAATAATCCGGTTGATCAGTCTGTTTTGATAAGTCATTGTCGCTACTCCCGTTTGCGTTGCTTATGCATTTTAAAATAATCACTTTTACACCATTGTCAACACCCATTCACATCTTTTTACACATCCGCACCAACTTTCTTTAATTCAGCGATCACATCTGGCCGGTTTTGCTTGTAATAGGTTCGCATTCCATCGGTCAGCCCTTTCCACTGATCCAGCGTGACCATCTTGCGCTGCGGCGGTGTCCATTCGCTTGATTGCCCATTAAACGGCTTAGAATGGCCTGTGACGCGCTTTGGCTTCTTTTTAGCATCTCTTATGCACCAGTTCTGCCAGAACGCCGTCAGATCGACATATGCGGCTTTGTTGCCGTTCTGCTTATCCCATAGCCGGATTGCCTCTAGCACTTCGGCTGCATCCAATCCCTTGCTTTGAGCAAACTGGCGATCAGCTTCATTAGGTTCCCAATCAACAACTTTCGTTTTCCCCTTATTTCTTTTTAACGGTTCTTTAATGGTTATGGGTGCATCTGGTGCAGGGGTGTCCTGCATCTGGTGCAGGGGTGCGAGATATGCAGGGGTGTATTCTGTTGACCTTCCAGACCGATAATTTCGGATCAAAAAGCCAGCTTGTTCCAGCTTCTTTAACTTCGCCCGAACGGTTCGTTCCGCTGCACCGGTAACGTGGCAAATATGCCCAACAGACGGCCAAGCAACGCCCCTTGCGTCATTGTGGTGGTTCGCAACTACGATCAAAACCAGCTTTGCCAGCGGGTCTTGAACAGGCGCATCCATCGCCCAATCCAATGCTTTAATGCTCATCGTGCAAAATCTCCAAAGTTAAAGCCGCATAACCGATAATGTCCAAAAGGCTGTCGGCGTGGCTGCATTCACTATTAGCCAACCTTGACAGCTTCATCGCAATCATCATCGCGCCAAACTGTTCCGGCGTAACATCTTTGCCGACCACCATACTCATCATCTGGCTTGTTTGCGTCCAGTTTTTACGCAGATCGCCATAAGACGCACCGCGTTCATTTAGTATTTGCTGCACCTTTTCCAGTGCTTCAGATCGTTTCATTTAATTCCCTCACCATATGAAATTCATCAATTGGCACTTCGGCCATCAAGCCATAATCACGCTCAATGCCGCGATCCCGTCTGCCACCAATGGTCGTGGCAAAATCTACTTTGAAGCTGCAAGCCCCGATATAATCAGTCCAGCGCACAATCAAAAAAGTCGGTATTCCCGTTTCAAAAGCCACTTGCCGCGCATACATCATTTTGTGAAGATGGATCAGTGACGTTTTAAACCTATCGCGGGGAAACGTGCGGCACTTAACTTCGGCAAATGCTTCGATCTTGCCTTGCCTTATAAGGGCAAAATCAAGCTGACAATACTGCGGCAGCTTTACCGGCTCACATTTCCAAGCGGTGCCAATGTCAGCAATCGTCAGCATTTCCATTTTCAGATTGTGTTCGGTTTCCAAAATCCACTCCTTTTGTTATTAGCTTGCAAACAGGGCAAACCCACTTGTCCGGTTCGATTTCGACAAAGCTGCGGCATTTCGGGCAACGCCCTTGCTCATACAGCTTTTGAAATTCGCCATCACCTTTCTGGATCATAGCCCAAAAGCCTTGGCAAGAATGGGATGATGTTTTCGCGGCTTTTGCTGAACTCAATAAAATCAGCATAAATAACGCCTAAAGGGTCAGTGCCGTTGTCAGAATTGCGTGGCAAAACACGCACTTCGATGCCGTGTTTGCCCTTGATTATCTCAACGGTCAAATCTTTCACATCAATCCAAGTTTCGCTGGAAATCATAACATATTCGCGGTCGCCCACCGTGTCCATATTACGCGCCATTAGCAAGTGTCTCCCGAATTATCATCATTGCGGTGTCAAAATCAGTTTCAACGGCATATCGCCAATCATACTGTTCTGCAATATCTTGATTTGGCGAATAACCAGCAAGCCCGACTAATGCCGCCACTGGCAACCGAACGCGGGTTTTTTGCCGGTCAAGCCTATAAAATAACATAGGCATTTTATCAGCTATTGACGCAGCGGTGCAAACCTGATCCCACCAATCACCCGAAACGCCTATTTTTCTGCGCTTGCATTCAATTACAAATGGAAAGTTGCAATCTTCAGTGCGTAGATCACCCAAATGCTTTTCCCGCGTTTGATCAAGTTCCCGCACAAAATTAAGCCCAAGCTGTTGAAACAACTCATTTGCGATTTCGTATTCGTAGGAACGACCTTTTGATCTTGATTTTAATCCAGACATATCTGCCCCCGTTTAATTTTGCCTAGCATTGCCCATCACCGGCTAATCTGTAAAGCAAAAAAATAGCTGTTGCCATTTGGGAACGATCTGGGCTAGGGTGTTGCTATGAAAAAACGGGAAATCAGTGAACTTTGGCAAACCGCAGGGTTCAGCCATTTATCGGCCAGCCAGCTATTACGCTCACCGGCCAAGTGGATATTTGATTATCTGCATTTAACAAAAGAGCAACGGCAAGAAGTTGGCGTTGGTGAACGTGCTGCGATAGGTACGTCAGTGCATACCGCTGTTCAATCTATTGTGTGCCACGGGGCTGATATTGATAAAGCTATTGAAGCCGCGCAGATAGCGTTCGACTTTCATCCGGCAGATGAAGATGATGTGCTGCGTGTGAAGTTTCGTGAAGTTATCCCTGCAATGGTGCATCAAGGCGTGAATATTTGTGTAGAAAACGGTTTTACCGGCGCAATTGATGAAGAACGCATTGATTGCTGGTTGGATGATGTGAACGTGCCGATCTTGGGCTTTGTCGATTTGCTTGTTGAAGGTTCGATGTTTGCGGAAATGAAAACCAAAGCACCGCGTAAAACTAAACTGTTAAAAGACGGGTCGCAGGGCTGGGCAAAAGCCACGCTTCCTAAAAAGCCGGAGTTTGCCCACATATGCCAGTCGGCTATTTACTGGCACGCGCTGCGGGTCACGCCGTCAATCATTTATATAGCAGAACACGATGCGGTCATCTTCAACGCTTATAATTGTGAAGAATTGCAAGCAGACGGCATTAATCACGCGCTGAACGAAATGCGGCAAAAGGCATTGATCCGGCAAAACCTGTTGACCGTTAGCACCGATCCAAAAGTGCTGGCATCTATTACCGATCCAGACTGGGGTCATATGTATCAGTGGAAAATGAAAACCGAATGGCTTGAAAGGGCAAAAGAGTTATGGAAAATATGAAATTAAATGGTGCGCTTAACGATTTCCGCAAGGCGGCAACTGTTGGCAAATCTGGCAAAAACCCGATGTTTAAAAGCCAATATAGCACGCTAGGGGATGTTCTGACGGCGTTGAACGGCATTGCTGACTTTGGCTTGTCGTTCCAACAGTTCTTTAGTGATGACTGTATTGTGACGGTTGTGGCGCACGTTGGAACTGGCGAACAGTTCACCAGCGCAATACCAGTGCGGCCAGAAAAGAACACGCCGCAATCATATATCAGTTGCGTGACATATCTGCGCCGCGCATCTCTTATGACTATGTTTGGATTGAATGCCGATGATGATGATGGTAACTTGGCATCTGGTTCTGGCGCGTTTCCCTCCCGTTCGCAGCCTAAACCAAAGAGGCCAGTCGCTGCATCCACTCCGGCGGCTGGCCTCGCCTCTAACGATGTTTTAGCTGAAAAACTAGATGCCTGTGCAACTGTGCGTGATGTCAACGCGCTTTACACAACGCTTTATGGTGCGGGCGGCATAAAAGCACCAGACGATCAAATTGCAATGTTTAGCAAACGGAAAGAGGAACTAGCCTAATGACTGAATATGATAACACCAATCGCGGCGCGATCTTTAAGAACAACGACAAGACCGCCGACAATCAGCCAGACTACACTGGCAAGATTAATGTGGATGGCGTTGAAAAGCGGATTGCGTTGTGGATACGCGAAAGCGCGGCTGGCAATAAATATATGTCGGCTGCAATAAGCGATCCGATGCCACCCAAAGAACAAGACGCGCCAAGGGCAGAACAGATGCAGCCTTTAGCAGATGCGATCCCGTTCTAAAAAGAAACCAACCTATGCACCGGCCTCTAATGCTTTGGGTCGGTGCGTATGGTGCGACAAGACCCTGCGCTTCAGCGATCCCGATTGGGTCGTGGATGGCGCAAAACAAATTCTGCATCTTGGATGCTTTAGGGAAAGATTGGATATTTTAAATGCAAATAGAAAAGAACGTGCCAGTGCCACCAGCGGGTCGCAGCAAGATTGAAATCATCAATGATATGGAAATTGGTGATAGCGTGCTTTGCGACACTTATGAAAAGGCAATGTCATTGCGTGACGCACTGCGTTATCGCGGCCTTAAATACACCACCCGCAAGATGGATGAAGGCGGTTGGCGGGTTTGGCGGCTGGAATAGCCGCCTTACTTTTTGCCGAAAAACTTGCTTGCTGAACGCATACCAAAGCTGGCTGCAACGATAGTGCCAAGCGTATATTGATAATATTCTGGCATTGCTTCAAGCGCAGTAAATCCATCAGCAACAACAGCCCTGCCCCAATCACCGCAAAACGCCAATATCAACGGAATGCTGAACAGGATGGTCAGCCATTCATCTTTCCAGCTTGTTGATGTGGCATCAGCCATTTTCAAATCCCAGTCGATTTCGCCGGTGGCTTGTTTTTGGGCGATAGTTGCCGCAGCTTTGGCTTGTGCAACCTTTGTTTCTGCCGCTGCCTTGCTGGTTTCAACCTTGCCTTCAAGCCACGTTGACGCAAGATTTGCAAGCGGTGATATCAATAAATTAAGCATTACATTGCCCCTATCATTTTATTGAAGCCAAACATTTCCATCAGAACCAGCGTAAAGAACAGCAACAAGATACCGGCCACAATTAACTTGCCGCTAAAATTAGACGATCCGATTTTAACAGCCACAAATTCATTGCCCAAAATACGCAAGATAAGTTCAAAGCTGTTATTGCCAATATCTGCGCTTATGATCTTTTTCTTTTCATCAGTCATCTGCAATCGCCCTCATCCGATCAATTAACCGGCCAGCGCGGTTTGGCACTTGCCTTGCCCATTTACTGTCGGCCATCTGGGTTGCAGCTTCATCATAGTCATAATTAGCTATAGCTGCACGACACTTCACAAAACGACCAAGGCGACTGCGACCTAGATTGAATGCCATATTCGCCAAGATTAGCTGACATTCTTCCGGCAGATCATCCCAGTTTTCAAACAAGGCGCGGCAATCTTCGACAGTAACAACGATATCAAGCGCGAATAGCTGCCGACAGCGTTCCGGTGTGATCTGCGTGCCGACTGGTCTGCCGTGTTCTGCATCAGCTTCGCGGATCAAAT